GGCATACACTGATGTATAGGCTACGGCTAAAGAGAATGAGAATGTTAAGGATACATTTGTTGTAGTTTCTGCAGGTTGTGGCGATCCACTAAACAACGAGTGGCTGAATGTAAACTCTATGCTTATTGATGATCCGGCTATTAGGTTTATGCCTGTAAGATCAATCTCGAATGTAGAATCAGTAATTGATTGTGCTCCATTAATGTTGTATACACCATTAGATGTTGAGTCAGGTATCTCCGTCTCGCCTATCACCTCAGTGATTACCTCGGCAACATACTCCAACGAAACAGGAAAACCATCTTTGTCAATCATGTCATACCCATCTACGTAGTTAGCATACATCAAACGGTTGCCCATTAATGTTTGGGCTTTCGCAAGAAGAGGTACGTTATCGTAAAGCCTGAGTAATTCGTACTGTGGTAAAATGGTAAATATCTTACTGTTGTTAAAAGTAAATGTAGCATCTTGAAAGTCACCGCCGGTCTTGTCAAGCTTCTCAATGATTCGGATTACGTTGCCACCGGCTTCTTTGAATAGTAAATCAAAGCCAACAACTAACGGTCCGCCTGTATTGTAAGTAACCTCAACAGCATTAAACCTATTGACCGTACCCTCATTCAGATAACTATCTACAGTAAATTCAAATGGGTTTGGAGAAAATGCCGGTGGTGAGAACTGAGATGTAGCGGAGTATTCTCCGTCTGCATATCTATATCGGTAAGCAAAGCAAATGAATCTAGTCTCTATGAAATTATCCTGCCCACCCGTTAAGATAGGATTGATTGTTGGAGCCTGTGTTGGTGGTTTCTTGATAACAAGAATAGACTCAGCAAGACCAACAACATCCAAGTTTGCAACTGGATTTCCATACCCTCTTTTTATATTTAGGAACCTCGGTGGATTGTAATAGTCAGTATAAAACAACAAACTCTCTTCTAGAATCCCCGTCTTGATTATATTTACGCCAGTAATTAAATACTGCGGATTGAAATTAAGTGTTGTCTCGGTGCCAGTTCCATCGTCAATACTGATAATGTGGTACGTTAATATATTTGTCAACACACCATAGGATACAATCATATCAAGTTTCCCTGTAGCACCAATTGGAAAGTTGGAGTCATGGATAAACCAATAGATAGTCTCTTTTTCTCCATCTTCAAATGCACCGATACATCTTGCATCTACACTTAAAGGCGTGCCATCTGTGTAAGTCAATGCAGTTAAAGATATGTTGCCCTTGGTATTTTCTATAACACCTATCTCTGCATTCTCTGTGGATCCCATACGGATATTCAGAGCGTCAACATACTGACCATCAGGAACAAGTCGTTCATCAACGACCTTGTTCATTCTGCCTGCTATAAAGTTTCTTGTTATGTTAGCCATCTTACTTTATCCACTTATCTAATCCTCGAAGACTCATCAATAGTCTGCCCGGATGTATGTTGCTCAATCTTATTTTTGCGTTCCTTAGCAATGCTGACTTTTCTTTTCTAGCTCTGGATACAACGTACTCTTGTACTCCGAATTTTGAATTGAGTATTTCATACTGAATAGATGCGTAAACATATTTTTCAAATAATTTGTTTACAGTGATTAAAGAATTGTCACCACCTTCCATACCATCAGATACATACTCAATGATACATTGTTGGTTTGACATATCTGAATTGAAGTTAATAACACCGGCTTTTCGGTCTATCGCAAATGTGGGATTAATGTTGGCTGTCTCTGTGTTTAGACCAAACCAAGGCCCTATTGCACAATCAAAATACCAATTACCATCGACGTTATATCCCAACTGCCCATCGAACATAGCCCCTGCACTAAGGTATATATTTCGCTTTGTCCCTCTAAGTCTTTCAATATCTATCTGAGAGTTCTGCGGTTCTAGAACATTGCCATCCTGATCAAATAATATGTTAGCGTTGTTATCTTGTAGATATGCACGAGACGATAGCACTTGTATGTTCTCAGTCATTGGTCTTAATACGCCATCAATTAATAAAGATATGCGTACCCAATTGACATAATCACTTGGAAGTATGAACCTTAGATTGCTACCAACCGTTAACTCAAGGACTTTTATCTCCTTAAATGCGTCATAGTTTAGTTCTTGAATTGCCCTCTTTGCATGGAATAGTATCCGGTACCGCTCTTCGTTATTTACTAACGAGTGGTTTCCTGCATACATCAACTGAAAATTCTTGACGATATCCTGCAAACTTACATATTGGTACGAGCCCCAGTTCTCATCTTCTGGAGCAGCCCCACCATTTTCATAGTACTGATACGCTGATAAATATGCCATAGATTATTGTTGTCTTAGTGGGTTAAATGTTGGTAGGTTCTGCTGTGCTTGAGACATTCCGAATTGGACCGCCTCAGTTTCCCTGATAGACATACCAGCATATTGCAATATTTTATAACGAGTTGATACTCATAGTCTGGAGTCAATTCAAAATCTTGGTAGTCAGGTTGTGTTTGATCGAACACAGGCTCACCACCTGCCAAACTAATGTATGTCCACTTAGGAGCAAATGGGTATCTAAAGTAACTGGCTATTACCTGACCCGGAACCTTGTAGGTAACAGGGGTAATTGTCAACACTGATGCCTGCTGTGTGTACGCAGGGAACATACTAGATGGTGCTGTAAGCATTGATGTATTCAACAACGTTGAATTTGTATGTGTAACCTTCTCTGCTTCCGCTGCACTACTAGCCTTTAACACCAAGAAGTTTGTGGGAGTTGTAAGGAAAATATCATTGTCCAATAATAACACCGTGTTGCTTGATACCAATACCACATTGGCAATGGTGTTTGTTGTTGTGTTAACTACCACATCCCCGGCAACAATCCCAGCACTAAGGAACGTAGCTCCACTATCTATCAATTGAAATGTTACTACAGATGTATTGGCTCCGCTATCTAAAACTGTGGGATAACAAATAATATTTATAATCATATAGTCGTTATCTCCCGTAGTAGATAGACTAGGTTGAAAAAATACGCTACCCCCAAAGTGTGTTAATGGATTGTTTGAAACAAAAACTTCCATCGCTTCAGCGTATGGTTTGTTCATATCTGAATACCCAGTACCAGATAGACGACTGTTCTCGTTGTTGACAATTAAGTTATACGAAGAGAACATGTCTTCATATAATTCCATCTGTGCCTGACTAGCAAATAAATTGAAGTCTGATGGAGATATGTACCCGTAATTATTCTTGTTCAATATAGATAATACGGTATTTCTTACTTCGTTAATCATATCGTTGTTTTAGCAAAGATAAAGAAAAAAAAAGAGGGAGCGTTTGCCCCCTCTTATTGAGATAAAATAAAGTTTATTGTGACATCTTGATGGCGTTGTCTAGCAGTTTTAATGCATCGATACCTTCATCTGTCTGTAGGTATAAAGCCACCTCGACATACGGGTCAGCTCCGAATGCTATGTTCATCATCTTTCTCTTGGTTGTAGAGGTATTAAACCACACCTCTTTGTTACCATTTCTAAAAGACAATACCTTGGTGTCGAAGTACCTATGTACATTAGATTCAAGTTTAAGCATTGGGTCGTTGATCAAAGCCAAGAAACCTCTAGGGTCTTGCTTGGCATAAATCAATACATCCCTTTTCAATTCTGCAGTGCTAACCACTTCTGGGTCTTTACCAAAGAGAACTCGAGATACATTCTCAAGTTGATCAATGGTTAATGCACGAGCTTCTAACAAAGCATCAACCTCTTCGTTTAAGATTTCAACCTCTTTCGCGGCATCTTTCTCATAGTTGACTTCTGCAAATACAGTTCCCATCATTGGATGGTAATACAAAAACTCTTGAAGAACAGGGTTGTTTCTTCCAACACTAAGCATACCATCTATAAAGATTACAGGCTCGATAAGCGGATTACCATCTTGCTCGTCCTCAAACGGAGTCTTCTGGTTAACTGCATACCGCAATGGACGATTGACGTTATTGACTTCGTCAAACCAAAGTAGTGGGAATCTCCTACTACTCCTTGATGGAATAGTGTACGACAATGGAGATGAGTGGATCAATTTGTAGATCTTGTCTACAGGTGTTGCGTTTTTTTTCATGATATGATTTAATTTGATATGATTTATTTTTTAATAAGGAGAGCGCCGCTAGCGGCACCCTCCAGATTAAAATGATTAACTTACCTATTTCGTTAAGGATTAAACACCGTAACGGAACAATACGAAGTTGTTAGCACCCAAGGTACATACACAACGCTCAGACAAGAAGTTAACTTCCATAGCATCCAAGTCGCTTGAAGAAGCACCACCGGCAGAACCTGTGATCCAAGTCTTATAACGACGATCCTCTGTAGCAGTGGCTCTGTAACGAACGTGCAAGAAAGGACGCTTAGCGTTCTTACCTAATACCTGATCGTAAACAGTTGTAGAGCCAGCAGGCACCAACAAACCAGTGATTACGTTAGCGGTTGAAGAACCAAAGGCAGATGAAGTCATTCCACCACGCATGGTAGGATCATTCAAATACTTCCAGTCAGACTTATAGAAGTCATAACCACGACGGAATCCACTGAATCCAAGGTTCAATGCCATGTTAACATCGTTCTCGAACAAACCGAAAGACGCACCACCAGCAGCAGTTGCGCCGTTGAAACCATTCAAGGTAGCCAACATATCGTCGATGTCGAAGCTAAAGTCACGCTGAACGAACAATACGTTTTCTTCAATAGAACCCTGCTTGTCAAGACGAGAAACAATAGCATCGAAGTCAGCCAAAGTACTTGGGTTTCCACCAGCCCAAACGTTACCGCGATCGTTAACATCGTAGAATACACCTTCAGAACCTTTAAAGCCAGCAGCCAAAGCACCAGATGCTGATGCTGCAGGAACGGCTTCAATCATAGCGGTTTCCAAATAGTCTTCGAAACGCAAACGAGTCTCATGCTCAGACTTCAAGTACCACAAGAAACCAGATGCTCCGTTTTCAGTAGTCACTTCTACCCATCCGATCTGAGCCATGTCAGAACCAGATACAGCATATTTATCCTTGATGATAATAGGGCTGTTGTTGTAGATGTCATCTTCTGCTTCCAAAGAACCTTGCATTCCGTTAGTTCCTTTTTTAAATTCAGAACCATAGATAAAGATTGTGAAAACGTTAACAGCTAAACTGTTAAGGAAACCTGAAGTTTCGTAGAAAGCTACAGTTACAGTACCAGTTGAAGTGTTTACAGCGGTAATGATACCTTTGTTTGAAGTAGTGGTAGAGTTTGGAACATTGGGAGTAATGATGATGGTTTGTCCAACACGCATTGCAATAGTACCAGCAGTCAAACCAATAGAAGCACGGTTAGGAACCAACACATCATTGATAGTAAAGGTAGCTGTAGTAGCACCAGTAGTAAGAACCTGCGCAGTAGTACAGTTAACG